CTTATTTTCGATGCCAAACATGGACATCGTGCCGGTGACCAACTGAGTGACACCTACAAGCCCCTGCAGCGCGCCAACCATGACGTTAAATTTGTCACCACTGGCAGCGATTGCCTTGCGTTGGTCGCCTATCTCTTCAGTAAGCATTGCCATCTGCCCTTTGACGTGTGCGATCTGTTTCGCATCAAGTCCTTTGAACGACATCGCATTGAGCCGGGACAATTCGCGTTGCATCTCGCTTAAACTCATCGTAGTTAGGTCAAGTTTCTCAGCAAATGCACGGGTATAATCGGCCTGCGACCGCTCCTGCTGGATTGCCTTTTGACGTTCAAATGATATTGCTTTCAGCTCAGCGCGTTCCCGGTCAAGCGCATTCACTACCTTTTGTCCGGCCTCGGTCTGTTGTACTTGGGCACGCACCAATGTTTTATTAAGTCGTTCAAGGGCGCGCTGTTCGTCTGTCAATTTCTTTGTGCTGTTTGATAGTTTCTTTGTTTCGGCATCGACCTGATTAATGGCAGCGGCTGCTTCCTTTGCTGTTTTTGCATCGGTTAGTACGGATTTCTGTTTTGAAGCCTCTACCGTACTTTTTGCCATTTCATCTGTTATCGATTTCATGGCAGCCAACACGGTGTCCCGTTCCTTTAATATTGCCGGTACGTCAAATAAACTATCAATCCTTTCCTCTGCCATTATTTCTGCCCTTTCGTATTAAGCTGGCGGCGTGAAGCGGCCATCAACTGATTTTGATATTCGATAAATTCTGCCACTGTGACCTGTTCCGCATCTACCCGGAAGCCCATAAAATGACTTATAGCGGCAATGCCTTTTGTGAAGTCCTGACGTGTAACCTTTGATTTTCCCATCTGTTCGGCAATGTCATTCAGTTCCTTTTCTGCCATTTTAACACGCTGCGATAGGCCGCCACATTGTTTCGATAGCCGGGTAAGTTCCTCAATGTAAGCATCCGGTTTCATCGGGTCCAGTGTATGCCGGAATCCGACATTACGCAAAGCCTCGGCCACGTCGTCACGGTAAGCGATTGACAGGACTTCAACGGCACCGGCCAGCACAACCAGACGCGTTTTCATCAGTCCGTAATCTTTCAATCTGGCGTTGTAGTCGCTATATTGGCTGTTGTTGGTCAGTTCGTTGTATTGTTCGTATATCTTTTCCCAGATAGCTTCCAGTTGTTCATTTGTTGCCGTGCCGGATATAACCAATGCCTGCAGGTTTCGATCGACAATTACGTCAATGAAGCGGGCAAATGGTAAATTATAACAATCCGTGTAAGTTTTCATAGTTTGATTTGGTCTTTAACAACGGACACAAATGCAGCCTGTAAGTATTGGTCTTTCAATGACCGTCTGCTTTCATCTGTCAATCCAAACATGTTTGGAGACAGGTCAAGTAATTTATTTGTCTTTGAGTCAGTTGCATCGAATACGATTGTATCACCTCCGACGCGTGTGAATATGGATCTAGAAAATTCACCACTAACTTTAAAGTCGGCAACGCCGGGGGGTGCTGTATAACTCGGTAATGTCAACTTCCAATCTGCGTAAAAATCAGACCGATAATAATAAAGGTCGGCACCATCGGCATCCTGACCAGCAGACATCTGTTCGCGGTTTAATTGTGCCATTAAGTCCTCCGCTCCAATACATGAGGCAGACATGAGCCGTGCAAGGTTCATCTGTTCAATTAGTCTCATTTTGGCTGCGCAGGTCGTCATTTGGTTTGGTTAAAAATAAAGGCGGGCAATACACCCGCCCTTAATGGATTGAAAATAAGTCGATAGTTTACGAAGTGGGCATAGTCTGCGAAATTGCCAGACCTTCGTAACCGTTGATCGGAGGTCCACCAACTGAAGCAGCGGCCAACGTGGCCGGACTTTCCAGATTGATAGTATGCACACCAGTACCGGTAAAGGTAACGGTAAACGCTTTCAATGTGGAGTTCACTACTACATTGGTAATTGAAACAACGGCTCCCGTCGGTCCTAACACTTTCCAAAGTGCTTTTGCTGCGAGTGTTGTACTCAGGTCGTCGTACACATTGGCTTTGCCGCAGGCGGTGCGAACACCGATAGTAGCTGTGCCAAGTGCCGGGGCGGCTGCTTCGTACAGTTCCAGATTGATAAGTCCCATTACGTCACTCTCGACGTTGAAGTCCTGAGCGGCATAGATACCAAAGAGGTCATTGACCTGATCGACGCGGGCAATCGAAACGTGAACGCGATACTTTGCATTGTCGCTGCCGTTGTTGATTTTCATCTTTTCAGCGTGGAAAATTGAAAGGTCATAACCGCGAAGGTTTCCGCTAGAGTCTTTCCATCCTGCAATGTGGTTGCCATCATAAACCAACAGAGCCGACCATGCGCCGGATTGGAAGTTGAATTTACGAAGGTTCGCCTGCAAGCAAAGGCCGCCGGATGCCATTTCAAAAACCCAGTTGTAAGACCCCTCACGGGTGTAATCAACCTCGCCATATCCGGTTGTTGATTTTACGACATCTTCAGATTGATCGTCAACCGCCTGAAAGCGAAAGACCGGATAAATGCGGCTGTCGCCAGTCGCCAGAGTTGCGGCCTGTAACGCTGCCAGAAAGGTAGCATCGTCGGCCATGTTTGTCGGGGTAAAGTATTTTGTTTTTTTCATCAAAATAACCCCGTTGATTTTGCCCGGATCGAAAAAACAGGACGGAACGCCTGTATTCCCAGATTGAGTCGAGCAGCTCGGTATGTTCAATAAGCTCATTTTTTAAAGATTTTTAAAGGTTTTACAAACGTTTTTTGTCCACATATCAACGGAATTCACCTCGATGCAGTCGAGTAATTCAACCGCTTGTCCGCCATTTACCCACAGGCCAGACTTCCCCCAATAAAGGCGGTCAGTCTTCGAGTGTTTAATTAGCGCGCGGTCTTCTACAACGACATTCGGGTGCATTGATAATTGTTTCATCCACTCCTCATAAATGGGTTGCAGCGTTACCTTAAATGAATTAACATAACGGTCTTCTGCGTTCCATTCTCTCAGAGTTGTACAGGCAAATAATACGGCTGGCAAAGTGACATGACTGTCGAGTTCTGGCTTTTCGCCTTTCTTTTCTTCAATGTCACTCACCACGGCAACGATAGGGTAAAGCGTTTCGGCTGTCGTTGCATTGCTGGCTAACTGCGCCAACTTAGCCACTATTTCGGACATAGGCCCAAATACATAGGTAAGTGAGCCAAGTTGCAGCTTAAGGCGGGTCTTTTCGGTCACTTCGTTTAATATGTCTATAAGATACAGGCTCATATGTCGAACGGATTAATATAACTAAAATCGAACGCCTCTTGTTCCCATTCCGGGTACGTTGCTGCATTGGTTTCTAAGTAGTCCCATACGACGCTCAACTCATCCACGGCGGTGTTATACACATCGCAAATCATTTGAGCGTTAGCCATCGGCACAGCATCGGAAGCGGAGAATTTTACTTGACCGTTGGCCATATTCTGAGTCTGATGATCCGTTAGCCACATGTGCCATACGAACGCAGTCAGGGGTGAAGTCAAGGCCGTAGTATCAACTATTTGCGCTTTGAGTGCTGTCCAACGAGCAGCGATTGGGGTTGTGGCCAGCCCGGCAATAAAAGCATCATAAAGGTCGTCGCCTAACAAGCGTTTGAGTATCTTTTTTTCGACTACCGCAATGTAGCTGTCAAGTTCTGATCGCTTCGCTGTAACGACGCCACCAGTATCAACTCCGATAAGGCCTTTTATGGAGGCCCTACCGGAAAGAAAATACTGATATGTTAGCAAGTTGGCCATCGTTTATTTTTTGCCTTTTGCCTGATCCGCTTTCTTGTCCTCTTTGCCGACCGGTTCAATCCAGCCATTGCTCTCATACTTTTCAGCAACTCGAGGGCTGCATACGATTTTGTCGCCTTTTTTACCTAAGACCAGACGGCCTTTTTTATCGGCAAGTTTACCGGTTGAGGTGCATTCGATGCGGACATTTGTACTGATGATTGTTTCCATTGATATTTGGTGTTTTGGGTTTAACGATTAGTGCAGTTTCCAGACTTTGACTTTAATAGCAGCCAGTTTATTCTTGCCGGTGGTTGACGTTGCTCCGACATAAATACGCAGATACCTATAATAGAGGTCTGCTGATATGCCACTGAGCGTAACTGTCGATGTCCCTGAGTAAATAGTATCGTCAACAGTAGTCCACGCATCACCACTGAACACCTTGCCCTGTAATGCAATAGTGTCAGTCCCGTTTCCAGAAACAGAATCGAGGTCGATTTGTACCTGAACACGGATTGGCTCTGGTTTGTTCAATAACACCTGATACCATTTATTCGTTGACTGGATGACAGTGTCGGCAGCAGTCATTGAAAATTCATAGTAATACGTTCCAGAGTTGAACGTGGTAGCTTTTGTCTGCGAATAGCCGGTAAAACATACAGCGGCAAGTGCTAAGAAGAAAATTAACTTTTTCATTGTGTTTACTCCTTTTTTTAATTATGCCTGTACGGCGGTTATTGCTGCTTTGATGTTAGCGATTGTGTCGTACACAAAGGCGTTCTGGTTCTGAGTTGGGATGTAAGAAATGATTTCCTTCAATCCTTTGATTGAAACGATACCTTTACCAAAGTCACCAGTCAGGTCATAAGCCATTGTAATTGACAACGGACGATATAAACGGTGGCGAATCTTGCTTGAATCACCAACGAGAATGGAGCCAACAGGCATTACAGTTGCGTCTGGTGTTTCAAATACTCGCATTCCACCGATACCGGGACGGTCGCGGGCGATGATTGGGCGTCCGCTTTCGTCTTTCTCCATTTTCATGCTGGCAGCGTCAATGATGTTTAACACAACAAAATCGGCATTGTGGAACAATGTTCCAATCTGAGTTGTAGCAGCAATGATAGCATCTTCTGTTGTTGGATCGGTTGTCGATACGGTTGTCAGAGTAAAAGCTGAAGCAGTTGTATTGATTCCAGTTGGTTCGTCACCACCAGCTCCGGCAAACACTTTGCGCTGCTGTACGATTGCAATTTTAGTCATGAGTTCGTTCATGATTGCATCAGTCAAAAGGTCGATGTCGTTTAACGACTTTTCGGAAACACGTACCATAGCATCAACTGTTTTTGCAGTGAAGTCGGTTGTTTTGCTGTCAAAGTCAATTAAAGGAGCTGTTACGCCCTCTGCTGTGAAAGCTGCATCACCGTCGCGGTTATACAGTTCAACGACTGTTTCGATGGGTGCAGATATTGACACTTCTGGGGCAAGTTGTGGCAGAAATACCGGAGCGAGTGGCGCGGCATCCCAAACAGGATCAATAACGCGACGTACTACATCACCAGTTACATGAGTGCTAATCATGTATGTATCAGCGGTTTTTACTTCCATACTTACATCGCCAGACTTAACGAGCGATTTACATTGTTCGACAGATTTTCCGTCAAACTTAGCCTTCAGACTTTCGCGGATTTCTTCGCGAAGACTTTTAACGACTGTTTCTTTGTTTTCTTTCAGCTTGCGCAGTTCTTCGCCTTGCGCTTTGGCTGCTTCAAGCATTTCGGCAAATTTGGCCTCGTTGCCATCGCTAAGTTCTTTCAACTTCGCTTCAAGTGTGGCGGTCATTTTGCCCTCTGATTCGGTGACCAAGCCTTTCAGCTTTTCGGCCATGATTTCTTCAGGAGTTTTTTCCATTTTGATGATTTTTTTGATTGTTGATTTTTAAATTTGTTCAGCTACCTTCATCCAGTCAATCGACTTGACTTCCTCAACTTCCGGCTCAACTGGCGGGGTGGTTTTATCCGGCTCCGCTGTTCCGAGTGATTTGTAGGTAGCAAGTAATTGACGTATCCGATAGCTTAAGGTTTGGTCGAGTGACTTCAACAGGTTTTCTGTTTCCTTGTTCAAGTCCTCAACCTGAGATATTTTGTCCGCTGACTTCATACCAGCGAACGGGGTATTTTCATTTGCTCCGAGTGTAACCACTGACACCTCCCAAAGCTGTACCTCTTTAACAATATACGCGTCTTCATCTTCGTCATAATCCACTTTATCCCACATATAGCGGAATCCGATTGAGTGCTGGTTCAAAGTGCCCGATTCGTACTGAACGAGAGCGCGGTCACCCTCCGGAATGTTGTCGATAATCGCCTCAACATAAAGTCCTTTTTCGTCCTCAATCAGCTTTGTGATGCGCCCGATTGGATTCTTCATGTCGTGCTGCCAGAGATAAGCTATTTTCTGAATGTTCTGACTTTCGGGACCGTGCTCTTGAATAGACTTAGCGAATGCACCACGGATAATGATGTCGCCATCGCTGTCCTTATTGCCGAAAGCAGCGGCATAGAAAGACACTTTACGGCTCTCTTTGTCGGCTTTGAAGTCTAACATTCCCATAGCTTTGTAAACTACGGGGCTGCCGAAATATGGGTGGTTCTTTGCTGTCATGATTTCAGATTTTGTAATTCTATTTTAGCGTCTTCGAGTGTGGTAAGTCCGGCCTCAACTTCTATTCTAAGGCGGTCGGCTGCGTTCTTCAATGCCTGTTCGGTTTCTGTTTTACTTTCTTGCATTGATGCGATGTGGTCAAACGAAAAACGCAGTTGATTGTCCGATGTGTTGCCGAAGTAACGATTAAACACCGAAATAAATCCTTTCAGTTCGGGCATTATAGCGTTACTGTAAAGCATCCGCTCACTTATGCGCACGTTGTCATATGTGAGCGTGCTGTCGTAACCGAGCAAGCTAAATGGGTAACGGTAAGCCTGAGACAATACCTGTACACTGTCCTTAATCGTTTCAATCAGCATGAGGTCTTTAGTTGGTCTGCCGACTGCTGTATATTTAACGGGTTGTCCGGTCAACAGGAACGGCCATTGATTGCGCATTATGCCGTATTTCTTCTGCAGATCGTCCTGTACCTGTTTCTTTTTGTCATCTTCCATCGGCACAACCAACCCCTCAATGTTGTTAGCCGGGTCAGGTGACACGATACCCATCATTCCGAAGTTTGTCAGTAGGGTATTGTTAGCTTCGTATGCAGCAATGATATTATTTACCGGATCGGATAAACTGAATAAACGGCTCTGACCATCCATATAGTTCATGGTCTGACTGATGTCGAATGTAAAATCATTCCACACCATCATATCCTCCGGGTCAATCTTGAACGACTGGCCGCCCATGACTACATTGTAATAGTACACTCCGGTTTGATTACCGTAGTAAATAGGCGTGACGTATGTATTTGGGATGACCAACATCGAAGATGTATGCCTTTCCGAAAAGCTGATTCATCATGTAGGCCAGCGAAAAGAAACGATCCCAGTCCTGATACTCGTTAGGCCGCTCAAATAAGTCTTTTAATAATTTAGTGCTGCCATTCAGGGTTTCGGTGCCGTCCTCTTTGCCGAACCACCATACAGCGTTGTTTGCTGCGGTTGCCTTTGCTCCGATAAGGGTTGCAACGGGCGGGCAATTAACATAGGCGTTCATCTGGCCTTTGACATTCTTGCAGTCAACACGCGAGCCAGTCGCAAATGAGCCGACAATATCGGGCGTCATCGTATAATAGGTCGTATTAATTGACTTTTTGCCGCGCTTTAGGAAAGGAAGTAACGCCACTTTGTT